TGTAGAGCCACACCAGCGCCAGCCACACGACCACACAGGTCACGACGGCGGCGGGGATGGCCATGAGCAGGAAGCGGCGGTCGTCGGGAGTCATCGCCCCCACCCGCTGAGATCCTTGGGTGCGAACCGCGCGACACGTCGGGCGGCGTCCGCCGCGATCAGGGCCGCGACCTCGCGCTCGCAGCGCGGGCAGTGGATCTGCTTGACGGTCAGTCGCGGCGTCTCAAGGCCGCAACGCAGACAGCGGAACATCATCAGGCGGCGACCTCCACACCGAGCACGCGTGACGCGGCCATCAGCCAGGCTGGTGTCATGCCGCGCTCCGCTCGTATTCGGCGATCGCCCCATTGACTTTCGCGACCCACGCCGCCGGAGCGACCCGGGCACCGGTCGAGTAGGCGCGGACCGTGTGCTCACTCTTGCCGGTCTGCTCGGCGGCCCAGCGGAGGGTCAGGCCATGCTCGACCAGTAAGCGGCGCCACGCTTGCATATCTCGGAATGCAGTAGGCATGGGGTGACTGTATGGCTATGCATACAGATTGTCAACCCAGATACACAAACAAGGTGGTGCGTTCTGTCGATTTTGGGTACTAGACACCGGGTAGGGGATCTCCACCCAGCCGGGGTTCTCGGTCGTCGCCGTCAGGTCGAAGACCGTCAGCGATGGCGGGGGCGGCGTGAACGACCCGCCGCCCCGCGCGGCCCTGAGCAGCAGGTTGTGGAGCAAAGCAACTCTAGGCGCCGATCTTGAGCGTCGCCGAGGAGAACACGCGGATGAAGTCGGTGAGCGCCTGCCGGTTGTTGCCGTTGTTGTCGTTCGTCGGGATCGTGAACCCGACCTTCGCGACGGTCGTCCCCACGGTCGAGGACCCGAACAGGTTCCAGATCATCCCGTTGAGCGACCAGTACGCGGTGTAGACGCCCGAGGCATCGCGCTGGAGCGCGAGGTAGACCCAGCGGCCGTAGCCGATCGCCACCAATCCGCCCGTGCCGGCCGTCCCGAAGATGCGGACATTGTCGACCATCGCCCCGGTGCCCGACGACTGGAGGTAGATCTGCCAGAGGATGTTGTCCGACGAGTCGAAGGTCGCGATGCCCCACGTCCACGCGCCGTTGTCCTGGTTGCGCGACGCGATGGCGACCTTCGCCACGACGGTGAACGCGGTCGCGCCGGGGGCGTATGCCTGTCGGAACTTGTTGGTGATGTTCTTCGCGGAGTCGACGTACAGATAGCCGGGATACGTCGTCTCGTCATGGGTCGGGTTCGTGCCCGTCCAGCCCCACGCACCCGCGACCGAGCCATCGTCGAACTCGTCCGTGAGCGCAGTCCCCGACGTCGGGTATTCGTCGGGATCGTAGTTGACGTACAGCCCGGCTTTGACCTTCTCGGCCGACAGCCCGCCGTCGAGCGCCCCGACGAGGTACTTGACGGTGGTCGGTGCGCCGCCGCTCCCGGCTGACGTGATAGCGGCGTCGAGCTCGCCGAGGACTTCCTGGACGTCGTCGCCCGAGGCGTTATCGAAACCCGAGGTATCGGCGGTGACGTCGGCCGCATCGACGGACCCGCCGCCGAGCGTCGCCCAGGTCGCCCAGGTCGCCCCGTCGGTCTGGTACACGAGGCTATGCGTCGTGCATGAGTACAGGCCGCCGCTGCCGACCGCCGTGGCCGCGGGGCGCGATGCGTGGTCGCCGGTCGCCAGCAGCGCGGGCAGGGTGGTATCGGCCATCGTCTATGCCTCCGTCATGATCGCGTTGCCGGAGCCGTCCACGGCTACCAGCCAGTTGGTCCCGTCATAGGTGGTCGCGGGTCGCCATATGAGTGTGCTATCGACCCACGCCGTCCCGTCGTAGCGTAGCCGCGCGCCCTCGGCCGGGGAGGTGATCGTCACGTCAGTGAGGTCATCGAGCGCGATGGACCCGACCGAACCGGCGACCTCATCTATCGCCGCCTGGACATCGGTCGCGGCGAGGCCGCTGGTAGTGTTGTCGTAGCTGACCGCCGAGCCGTCGTGCGCGTCGGTCGCGTCGTCGAGGTGCGCGGCGAAGTCCGACGCAAGCGTCCCCTCGTACATCTCCCACGCGTGGATGCGGTAGGTGTCCGATGTCCCGCTGCTCAGCTCCCAGTAGCGATAGGCGGTGCCGTTGGTCCACGAGTCCGTCAGATCCTGCGCGGTGTACGAGCCGGTCGCGGTGTAGGTGATCGTCGCGATCGTCACCTCGTCGCTGAAGTCCACGACGTTCGCAGCCTTGATCGTCAGGGTCCGCGCCCCGGACGTATTCGATGCGATGCGGATCCGCGTCGACGTGATGCGATAGGCGGCGCCGAGGTCGAGGCGGATGAGGTCGGTGCCGGTGACGGTGTGATAGGTCGCGTCATCGTCGTCGATGACACGGGGCGCGAGGATCGTCCATCCCGGTGGGATGATGCCGATGCCCTCGATCGTGAAGATGTCATTGTTCGCGAATGGGTCCGTCGATCGGAAACGCCAGTATCGGGCGGTCGCCGCGGACCCCAGGGTATAGGTGTGCTCGAAGTCGCCGGGATAGCTGGCGCCGGCCGTCGTCACGGGGTCGGCGTCGGCGAGCACCTGCGTCCATGGGCCGCTCGAGGAGTCGCCGCGGTCGATGGCGAAGCCCCCCGCGGCGCCGCCTCCGAACATGCCGCCATACGCCCAGCGGATGCGGACCTCATCGACCGTGACTGCCACGTTGGAGTCCCATGTCGTCGAGGCGTTGCCGTTGACCGTCCCACGCGACACGTCGTCTGTGTCGAACCAGACGTTATGGATGGACGTGTCGCCAATCTGGTCAGGGCCGCCGATGGACCCGGCGAACATGTCCCCGGAGGAACCGGCCGATAGCGCCCACGCGAACCCATCCGAACCCCGGTCCGTCGACGGGTCGGGGTCGCAGCAGTCGGCCGGCGGCGGCTGGCTTTCGCCATCGCCCGGTCCGCCCCCGAGTGGCGCGCCGCCGACTCGCGGCCGGGTCCGCGTCCAATCGGTCGGTCGGGTCATGCCAATGTCCCGCCCGTGATTTCGAGTCGCTCCCCCGCCTGGCCCGTGGCGTACGGTGTCATGAAGAATGGCATCGTCGGCGGATCGCATGTCAGGGATGCGCCGATCACGTCGTCAGGCGCGACCGATAGTCCGGTGACCGTCACCGTCTGTTCATCAGCCCAACCCTTGAGGAAGCCCTGCGCGTTCGTCACCTCGCTCGCGACGATCGTTCCGTTCAGCGTGATCGCCCATGTGATCGTGTAGTTGATGTTGTCGATCAGGACGCCGGTCGCAGTCAGGAATAGCGTCACATCGACCGTCCCCGTCCCGGTGACTTTCCAACCCGTATAAGGCCACGTAGCATTGGGCGGATCGGGATCGCTGCCCGGTTCGAGCAGCCCGGTCGTCGGCTGCAGCGGATAGCCCGCGTGCGGTGAGTCGCCCGGGAAGGACCAGTAGACCGTATTCTCGAATGGTCCCTTCGATTGGCGCAGGATGCCGTATACCGTGGCCGCCGCTGCCGCCTCGGCCGGTGCCGATAGCACGTATGTCACGTCGACCTTGCCGGTACCGGGGATCTCGGTGATGGTCCGGCGCAGGACCCGGCACCACGTCCAGTCGGTCTGGTTGTCGGAGTGCGAGAGCTTGACCTGGACGCGGTGCCCCTCGCGCAGCGCATTGACCCGTGACTCGTCGATCCTGACCTTGGCGGTGATCCGCTCCTCCTCGACCGCATGGTCGGTCAGCTCGCGATTGATGCGTGCGATCGCCTTGGCCTTGGTGCGCACGTTCTCGCCGTTGATGGCGCGGTCGATCTGGGCGAAGGACTGCGCCGTCGACTGGCGCTGCACGTAGGCATACGAGCCCTGGTAGGCGAGGTAGCCGCCCGAGTGGACCCGCTCGCCGGCGCGCTCGATCTCGTTGTCGGCGAAGACCATCCAGACGTCGGTACCGACATCGGCCGCGACGTTGGTCAGCTTGATCGACGAGGCGTAGGCGGTGCCCGAGTCAGCGCCGTACCACAGGTGGAAGACGTTGTAGTCGCCGGTGTTGGAGTCAGCCGTGTCGATGTTGGTCAGGTAGTAGTTCTTGCCCGCCTGGTTGGCGCAGTCCGAGAGCACATTGATGAACTCCTGCCCGAGGTAGGCATCGGGCGCGTCGTCCATGTTCACCGGGTCCGCGGTCTGGATGAGCGTCGTGGAATCGATGAGCGATCCCTCGTTGGTCGCCTCCAGCCACTGGACACGTGCCACGTCCGTCTCGGCTGGCCGGCTCGTGTCCTTGCCGGTCATGATCCGGCGGGCGAGCACGGTATTGAGGTCCGCGACATCTACGATGATCCGGCGCGCCCGCGATGACCACGGCTCCATGCGGACCGTGCGGATGCTCTGGCTGTAGCCCACGAAGACGGTCCGGTTGGTCGATGTCTCGCCGACCGTCGTGGTCACGAATATCTTGCGGTGGTTGCGGATCAGGAAGTCGCCGTCGGGGTCATCGATGGTGATGGTGGACATCCCGACCGAACCCTCGTCGGCGTGGATGGTGACCTCGAGCGGGTGCTCCTTGACGTCCACGCGGTCGGTGAACTCGGTGATCACACCGTCGTTGTCGCGGTACCAGTAGCGGAAGGCCATCTACCAGATGTCCTTGGGTGCCTGGTGCTCGCCCGACCCGTAGGGCTTGCCCACGCGCTTCTGCTGGGTCACCTTCTTGCTGATCGACCCGACGCCCACCGACACGCTGACGTTGGTCGTGATCACCGGGCGGCTGGCCCGGACCGCCGATGCGACCATCGACGCCCCGGCCGCGGTCGCGCTGCGGGTGGTCGATGACACCTTCGACGCCGATGCCGCGGTCTCGCGCTTGGTGTCGAGCTGTGCTATCTGCTGGAGCTTGCCCGACGAGATGACCTGCGACTTGACGTCCTTGGATGCCGCGATGATGTCGGACAGATTCTGCTCACCTTTGTCGCTGCCGCCCGCACTCCCGCCGGCGCGACTGTCGAAGTCCTTTGGCAATGCGTCCCGAAGATACTCGGCCAGCCCTTCGGTATGGGTCTTCACGCCGTTTGCGTTCAGCTCATACAACACGCGTTGCAGCGGGTCGAGCCTGTCCGGCATCGTGGATAGATTGTTCAGCGCCGCGCGGATGGCCTCCGTATCGCCCGATGCCGCCAGTGCCTTGGTCGAGTCGATGTTCGCCGAAGCCGCCCCCTGGCGCGCCGGCTCGTTGACCAGCTGGTCTGTGATCGCGAGCGCTGCTGCGAGTGCCGCGCCAGACGCGACGGTGCCGGCTACGAAGGTTGCCAGACCGGCTGCCCCCGCCCCGCCTGCACCCGCCGCACCGCCCGCGCCACCGGCCCCGTTGACGACGCCCGCCCGGAGGTTGACGACCCCGGCGTTCATCCCAAGCACGCCCTTGATGAGGCCCTTCGACAGTTCCCCGACGATCCCCGTGACCGCACCGCCGGTCAGCTTGTTCAGCCCGACGAGGCCGATGAGTAGACCCTTGACGTCGGCGGGCATCGACATGAACACATCGAAGACGCCCTTCGCCGCACCGCTCGCGGACTTGAAGCCATCGACCAGGGACATCACGTTCTGGATAAGTGCCGGCCAATCGATCCCGTCGATGAGCCTCCCGATGTCCTCGCCGAGCTTCTTGATCTCGGCGCGGTTGCCGGGAACCTTGAGGAACTCCGACAACTTATCTGCGGCCCGACCGAGCGCGGGCGCGAATCCCTCCCCTAGAGTCACGGCCGCGTCGGTGATGTTGTTGCGAAGGCGCGAAAAGGCGGACTTGACAGTCTGGTTGCGCTTGTCGAACTCGGCCTGTGCTGCGGTCGCGTCATCCCAGGCCTTGGTCGATGTGTCAAGCGCCGGGACGAGGTTCTCGTCGTAAGCGTCTGACAGCCCGAGGATCAGCCGAGTGATGCCCGACGTCTTGCCGAAGATCTTCTGCACTGCCTTGAGTCGGGCGGCCTTGTCCAGTTTGCCGAGTGACTTGATAAGGCCCTGCAGTGCCCCGCCCGCGTCCTGCTTGAAGGAGTCGCGTATTTCCTTACTGGTCTTCCCCATGATCCCCTGGAGGAGCTTGCTGCCGGATTGGAACTTGGGCAGCGCCTTGAGGAACATTGACTGCAATGCAGTGCCGGCGAGTTCGGGATTCATGCCGAGGTTGGCAGCCGCAGCAGACCAACCGAGGATCTTGTCCTTGGAGATTCCGAACAGTTTCCCGGCCGCCCCCGCCCGGCGACCGATCTCGAGGATGTCCGCCTCGGTGCTGGCCCCCTTGTTTCCAAGATCCACGAGGGTAGCGGCGAAGTTATCGAACTCGTCGCCTGTCAGCCCGATGACGTTCTGTAGCTGCCCAAGAGCGGTTGCCGCATCGTCAGCTGAGACGTTGGTCGTCGAAGCAAGGATGGCAACCTGACGCGTGAACGCTTCGATGTCCCCGGCCTTGATGCCGAGGGCGCCAGCCTGCTCCGCGATGCCGGCCAGTTCGATAGCGCTGTTGGGCATCTCCCGGGACATCGCCCGGATGTTTTCGCCGAGTTGATCGAAGGTCAGCCCGGCCTTGCTGAGGTCCGCCTCATCGACCGTCTTTACGACGCCCTGGAAAGCGTCCTCCCAGTCGATGGCGGCTTTGGCTGCCGCCGCGAGCCCGGTGACCGCTACGGCACCAGCGGCCACTCCGAGTTTCGAGATGTTCGCGCCGGCCGTCCGCAGACCACGACCGGACCGGGCGCCGATATTGGAGACGACGGCGTCGACCCCACGCAGGTCCTTTGCGGCCTTGGCCGCCCCGATCGCAGAAACGAGGATCGCTAGCTTGTGCGTCGCCATCAGTCGCCTTCGGGATAGAGGACGGATCGGATCTCATCGATCCGACCCATTGCTTCGAGGGCGGCCCGCTTCTGCTCCGGGCTACCCCCCTTGGGGATCTCGACTACCGGCAGACCGCTCTCCCCGCAGATGGCGCGGGCGTAGAGCAGCCAATGACAGGCAGCGCGGAACCGGACCGACATGCGGTCCAGCACGCTCTCCGTCCAGCCGGTCGAGATGGCGAGCATCACGTCCCAGGCGTCGGGCTCGATGTCCGGGTGGGGGATGCGGTCGCCCGCGACGATGCCGCTGAGGGACCGCTTGAGCGGTTTGGGACGCGAGCGCTCTCGGTGATGCACTCGCTGATGACATTGATAATCGCGGACAGCGTCTCTTGCTTGAGGTCGCGCAGGGACTCGCCATCCGGTGCCCGCTCTTCCCCATCGGGGCCGAGCAGGTTCCACTCCACGACATATGGGGCGAGGGCCGTAGCAGCCGCGGCCTCGTCCTCTTCCGACGCGGAGCGGATGGCACCGAGGTCGACCCCGGAATACTCGGCGCGCACCTTGGCCCAATCCCGCGAGTGCGGGGTACCGGGACACTCGCACGCGCCGAGGTCCACCTCGCGGACCGCGGCGGGATCCGCGAATCTGCTCATGGGATGGTCGCGACGGCGTTGGTCAGGGTGTACTTGCCCCGACCCGTGAGCGTCGAGTCATAGACCCACACGCCTGACACCGCGTACAGGTGCTCGCCCTCGTGCTCGCCCACGTTGACCGAGCGGAAGCGCACCCGCGCATCGATGGTCAGCGCGTTGACACCCGACCCCGCTACGGAGATGCGCCAGCGGCGCTCCGTCGCCAGCGACCCGGACACGTTGTAGATGTCGTGGACGTTGGTCTTCGATGTCGAGCTGATGCCGATCAGGGCATCGAACTCGACCTCGCCCTTGCCGGAGCGGCCGATGTCGGTCGCCACGTCGGTCGCGCCGCCGTACACCCGCCCGATCGCGTTGTTGTTGGAGCGGAGACTGAACTGCTTGAGCGATCCGGTGAGCGCCGACAGCGACCCGAAGGCGGTCGAGGTCGGCCCCTCGGACAGCGTGGTCAGGTGGCCCTCCATCGTCTCCAGGGTGGTGGGGGCCGTCTGCGACGCCGTGATGGTGCTGACCTCGCGATTGACGGCTACGAGGCCGAGCGTGCCCTTCCACATCGCGTTGCCGGGTGCGGAGAGGGCATCGAAGCCGAGCTCCAGCTCGTTGGCGATGACCCCGACCGCGCGCCACTCATCCTGCGTGGACGACTTGACGCCGTACTGGACGGTGTAGGGCTTGAGCGCCGCGCCGAGCGACGAGCCTGTCTCGTCGTAGACGTAGCCATAGGTGTAGGGCGATGCCGTGCCGGTCGGGGTGCCGCCGCTGATGGCCGCGACGTGCATCTCGAACGCGTGCGCGATGTCCTCGAAGCGGGCCACGAACGGCAGCGATGCCGTCGCCCAGCGGACACCGTGGGACTCGCGCCCGGGCTGTTCGCGCGATGTCGATCCGTAGTCCTCGTCCGGGCTCTCGGTGGCCCGGTCAAGCTCGAACCCGAGGAACCCGGCATCGACCGGGAATACCGTCGTCGCCGCGACCGCCGTCCCGATGCTGGACTGACGGCCGAACTGGACGACGTTGAAGACTCCTTCGCTCATGTTGATCTCCCGCGGAGTGGGGAGGCCGCCTGGTGCCTGTCGTAACTCCGCATTCCGACAGGCGGCGGGGTCGTGATCAGTGCTGGCTCGTCAGAGGCCGGTCCTCTTGACGACGGCGTGCTCGATGCCGTCCGCGACCGCCCGCTCACGGCGTGAGACGACACGGTCGATGATCGGATTGGCGGTGACACCGCGGACGCGCAATGCCCGTACCCACTTGCTGCCCACGCCCTTCGATGACGCGCCGAGGTACGGGTTCCAGCCGGGGACGAACACGAGCGCATCGGCCTTGCGTGGCCCGTGGTCGCGGGTGCCGTTGATGACCATGTGCCAGAAGAACGCGATCTTGCGCCGGCTGCCGACGACCCACCCGGGCTTGCCCGTCTTCGCGCGCTTGACGCGGACCGCGCGGGCCATGTGCTTCGACGCCGGTCGCGCCTCGGCACGGACGTCCCTGGCCAGCGACTGCGCGGCCTTCTTGTTGGCCGCATCGAGGATGGCCGTGATCTCGGGCTCGAGGAGCGGGCGGAACGCCCGGTGGATGGCATCCACGCCCTCGACGCGGACGAGGGCTGTCGATGTGCCGCGAGGCATCCGGCGGCTCATGGCGTGAGGCTCACTGTCTCATACAGGTAGACCATCCAATGGACCCTGATGGCGTCGTACTCGGTGTCGGCGACATCGACCTTGTCCCACTCCCAGCCAGTCGGGATGACCTTCGCGACCTCGTAGCCGGATGCGGCCCCGATCCCGAGCTTGACCTGGTCGACGGTGGCGTGGAGCAGGTAGGGCAGCCACTTGCGCCGGACCGTCTCGGACCGCGCCGTGTCACCGGGGCGCTTGTCGAGCAGCAGGACGCCATCGATCCTGATCTCGTGCTCCCATCGATTGTTCAGGACCACGGTCCCGTCGAGGACCTCAAGGAAGTGGGCAGGCAGGGCGGCCACGCCCTTCGGCGTCTCGCTGTACGACTTGCGGATGGCGGTCAACCCCGTCGGGGTGCCCAGTGTCGCAGCCACGAACCGCGCCGCCAGTGCGTCGCAAATGGCTTCAAAGTCGATGACCGGAGAGGTCATGCCAGGTCCTGCCCCCGCGTGTAGCGGCGCAGGATGTCCAGTTCGCGCGGCATGAACGACCGGGTGACGACTGCGCCCATGGCATCGGTCCCGATGATCGATGAATCACCCTCGCCCGCCGACTGGATGCTGAACCACGCCCGCGTGGCCACTGACAGGGCCACGTCGATGATGTCGTCGGGGATGGCCGCGGGTCCGGCAGTGGCCGTCACCCGCACGGTCCCGAAGCCGCGCGGGAACCGCGTGTACCCACCGGTCGGGAGGTCCGATAGCCACAGGCGGTCGTAGGGCATGCCCGGTCCCGACACTTCGCGCAGGAAGCAATCAGTCGCGGGGAGGGACTCGAACGCTGCCCCGGTATTGGCGGCGATCTCCACCAGAGACACCGCGCGCAGCCCGCCCGTGAACCCCGCGACGTGCTCGGTCACGTCCATGGACTGTCGGCCCGAGCCGTCGAAGGTGTAGGCCGCAGATGCCATCGGCGCGAGGATGCGCCGCGTGCGCGTCTCGATGTACTGGTTGACGCGATCGCAGACGTAGCCGAGCACGGTGTCGTCAGCCGTATCGGCGATCCCGATCTGCGTCTTGAGCAGCGCGGCGGTGGCGTAGGTCCCGATGGCAGTGGTCACGGTCTGATACTCCAGCTCGGATGGGCGGCAGGGCTAGGCCGCCATGCGGCCATCAGTGGGTCATCTCGCGCCACCGCCGGACGGTCCGCGGCGATACGTCCAGGTGCTCGGCGATGGCTTCGATGGTCGGCGATCGACCCTCGGCGGTGATCTCGGCGGTCGCGCGTGCCAGTCGGTCACGGTTGACGTCGATGTCGGGAGGTTCCTGTCCTCGCTGACGCCATGCCTCACCGGGGTCGCGGCGGCAATGCGAGCAGACGACGACGTCGGCCGCCCGCCCGCACCAGCCGCACCGGATCATCGCGTCTCGCCCTCGAGCGGGCGGATGGTCGTCTCCCATAGCCGCGACGCCCGGCCGGTCGTATCGGGGCGGGTCACCCATACCGGCAGCCCTGTATCCCACGGGGTGCGGAAGGTCTCGGACCCGGGGCGGCCGCCCCACTTGGCGATATAGGCGTCGGCATTGACCGGGAAGGTCCGCCCATTGGCCGCGGCCATCGCAGGGTCGGCGAGCGTTCGCGATCCCGCGTGATCGATGCGCCCGTCGTATCGGACCCAATCCACGCCCGCAAGCTCGCAGCGGTATTGGTAGTCGTCGTCGTCGAAGTAGATCGGATAGAACGCCCAATCGTCGAACAGCCCCGCCGCATCCACGCATGCGGCATTCATGGCTCCGTAGGCGTTGCGCAATCCGCGATGTGATCCCGTGACGTGTCGCGGCCCACGGGACTCATCCATGATGCGGGTGATCGTCGCGAGGTCGCCCCGCCCGAACACGAGGTCGGCATTGCACCAGGCCCACCACGGCGCTTCGGGGGTCTGGCTGATGCCGGCATTGATGCCGCCGGGGTAGCCGAGGCCGGTGATCGGGCGGATGTACTCGATGGTTCGTCCGCTGCGTGACTCCCAGCCGGTGAGGCTGTTGTCCACGATGACCAATCGCCCGACGGGTACGTCGATGCTATCCAGCATCCGCTCCACGAGGTCGAAGTCGCCGATGATCGGGCAGATGAGGACCGGGATCATCGCGATCGCCTCACGACCGCGAGCTTTTCGACGGTGCGTTCGTGGGTCCAGTCGGGTCGCTGCGCCAGCCATGCATCGACGGTCTCGCGTACCTCGAAGCCCCAGCCGACCGGCACGTCATAGTCATGCAGCAGCAGGTACCCACCGGGACGCACCAGTCGCTCGACCAGCGACAGGTCACGGGACACCGACGCCGCATCATGCATCCCGTCCACGAACACGACGTCGTATCCCCCGCCCATGGTCGGCAGGACATCCTCGAAACGACCGACGTGGACGGTCACCCTGTCCTCGACGCCATATCGGACGAGGTTCCCGCGCATCACGGCCTCGGTGTCCTGGATGCCCGCATGCGGGTCACCATGGTGCCAGTCGACGGCATCGACATGCGCTGCCACGCGCCCCATCACGACGGACGAGAAGCCGTGCCATGACCCGCACTCGAGGACGCGCCGGTCGGTCGCGTGGCGCGTCAGCTCATCCGCCTCGGCGTCGGTGACCCCGGTATGGATGTCGGTCGGGTGAGTCATAGCGCAGCCTTGATGGCCGTCGTGCTGACGCCGTGTGTGTATGGGATCCATTCGATGCCGATGGCTCGCCCGCGGAACCACCCGGGCGCGAGGCCGATCTGCTCGAACCAGTCCCTGCCCGACGTTGGATGCCAGTCCATGGTCACCGCGACGATGTCCGGCGACAGCGCGTCGATGACGTCAGCCGCGCTCCCGTCCGCCTGGTCATTGGCCACGACATCGTCGACGTAGCGGCACGCCCGCAGGACCGACTCTCGGCCGTGATAGGGGATGACCGGCGGTCGCTTGTATGCGGCGGCGAAGCGATCCGTGTTGAGGCCGACGACGACGGACCCATGAGGCGTCGTGTCCGCGATGGCCCGACACCGGCGAAGGAATTCGACATGCCCCTCATGGAACAGGTCGAAGGTGCCCAAGGTGAGGACCCTCATGCTATCGCCTTCGCCTTCGCGGCCCGGCGCTCGCGCTTGTCTTTCGCCCGGTTGATCCTGCGGGCGGCGGCATCGGACTGGGCTCCCATGTCGGCCAGGATCGGGCGCCAGCAGGTGTCGAAGACGTGATCCGCACGACGAGTCGCTGCCCGCGCGAGTGCGCCCTGCCGCATCGACTCGTCGCCCCTGTGCCCGTACATGTCATCGATGGCCCCGGCGATCTCGTCGATGAGGGGGAAGCCAAAGGACGAACCCTGTCGCGCATCCCAATCGGGCTGCACATGGACGCGCCAACCGGCTGCGAACTTCTCGGTCTCGGTGCGCCTGATGTCGAAGGCGGGGCCGACGACCTCGGCCTGCGCCGTCCAGTTGGACACGATGACCGGGACCCCGCATGCCATCGCCTCCCAAGGGGCCAGACCGCAGCCCTCGCCGCGACTCGCCGAAAGCAGCACGTCGAACGATGAGTAGATGCCGGCCATGTCGCCATCGGTGTAGAGATGCCGCTTCATCGCGTACTCGTCGGCGATCACGATGCGGCGCAGGTCACAGCCTGTCCCCTCGAACATCCGCATGAGGTCGATACCCTCGGGGCCGCGGTTGAGCGAGTGGACGTAGACCCACAGGTCCGAGCGCCTGCGCTGGACGGCCGCCAGGGCATAGGCCATGTTCGACCACCCCTTGCGGTCGTAGATGAGCGTGCCGGTATTCGCGGCAACGATGCCCACGAGGTAGGCGTCATCGGGGATGCCCGCATTGACGCGGAACGGCGCGCCCGTCGAGGGAAGCGTCTCACGTGGCGCGTACACGTCCTCGACAGCGTGCGGCGCGTAGTGGACAGGGAACGGGCGCCCGATGGCGCCGGCAGCGGTCAGTCGCTCGGCCGCCATCTGTAGCTGGTCGCGTCCATACTCGGCCATCGCGATGGCGGTATGCCGAGTGACCCATGGCAGGATCGCGGGCGAGATCTGGTAGTGGTCGACGGGAACCCATCCCGCGACGTTCGGGACACCCTCGAACGGGTCACGCATGCCTTCGGTGTAGACCCAGGCGTCGTACAGGACGATGGTCCAATCCGGGCGTATCTGCTCCAGATCGGCCCGGATGATGTCCCGGCTGTAGCGGTCCATCGTCGAGCCGTGGACCTTGGCGCCCATCCACTCGCCGGACGACGACCCATCGTTGGCACTGAACTCGACATCGATGCCCTCGGCCAGCAGCCGGCGGCCGACCTGCCGCGTCTGCGAGCCGTAACCGGAAGGGCGGTCCGGGTGGTTGCTGATCCAGAGGAGTTTCATTTGACCTCCCGAGCGAGGGGGCGGGTCCAGGGCGGGGGTGCTCGGCCGCCCGCCCTGAACCACCTAAGACGGGATTACGTGTTGGCCGAGACGAGGTACGCGATACCAGGCGCGTCCCACACCGCCGCACCGGCCCGGTGGACCGACTTGATGGCGATGTTGTCGAGGTTGAACGCGTACTCGGTCGACACGGCCACGCGGAGCGGGACCTGCTTGATGACGACCGACTGCGGATCCCCGAACAGGACCGACTTGGTGGCCGACGCCGGTGTGGCGAGGTTCGGATCCTCGTACACCGGATTGCCGTCGAACAGGTCCGGCATCCCCGGCCCGATGGCGGGCTGGAAGAAGTAGAGCCCGTTCTGATCACGGAACTTGCGGACCTTCTGGATGGCCGCGTTGGCCATGACGAACACGCCCGTGGCGCGGTACTGGGCAGCCCGTCCGTACTTCAGGCTGATGAGATCCTCATACCCGAAGAACGTGTTGGTCGCAGTCCCCGCACCGCCGGCTCCGGTGGCGGTCCCGCCGTTGGCGGCGCCGGCCAGGATGCTGGTCGTGAAGCCACTCGATGCGGCGAGCCCCAGGGCACGGCCCTGGACACGAGCGATGATCGGCAGGTAGCCGATGACCTCGTCCTCCTCGGCCTCGGCGCTGATGTAGTTCAGCTCCTTGTACGCCGTGGTGGTCAGGGTCACGGTGCCGAGCGTCGGATCCGCCGGCGTGATGGCCGTCCCCTCGCCGGGGGTGTAGGCCGTGGGGTCAGCAGTGACCGTCGGCAGCCGGAGCTCGCGACCGTTGTCCGCCGTGATGACGGACGCGATGTTGAACCACGGAGCGGCGGTGCGCTCGTAGACCGCCACGCGGGTCGAGAAGTCCGCGATCCACAGCGACCCGCCATTGGCGAAGTTGCTGACGGCGCGGACCGACTCCTCGGCCTCGTGGAGCGGCTGCGTCCAGATCGCCGGATCGTCCGGGACCATGAACACGCGCTCGCTGAACTTGCTGGTGCCCGACCCCTTGATGTGCTCGCGCGCAGCCCGGATGGCCTCACGGAACTCATCGACCTTGGCCGGTTCCGGCTTGCCCGACTCCTCATCGACGACGTCGCCGATGCGCGACCGGACGGCCTCGGCAAGCCTGGTCATGTCCGCCGACTCGACGGCATGGGCAGCGAGCCTGTCGGCCTTTGCCTTGTGGCCCGAGGCCGACGCCCACAGCTTGTCGAGCTGCTCGTCCTCCTCGGCGTTGGTGGAGCGCTTCTCCTCGGACGCTCGGTCCAGGATGGCGCGGATCGCGGCGTCGTCGGCCCGATAGGCCTCGAACTCGCGCTGTGCGTATTCACTCATGTCGAGACGGATCTCCTTCGTTTCCGAATGGATGGAGGTCCGGCCCTTGACGTGGTGGCTGTCTTTCCCGTGGTGCCCAGCGGTTGCCCGGGGTCCGGCGGTCGCTCCGGCGTATGGCTCGGTCGGTATGGATTACCCCGCGAGGACGGTCGGCACGGGGCCGAGCCGCTCTCGCCATTGGGCCAGTTTGGGATCCAGATACGGCGCGTCGACCTTCGTCGCGATCGCCGTCTGGAGTAGGTGGTGCTGCTCATCGGTAAGCTTGCCATCCGGTTCGCGCAGGACGGCGAATGCCTTAGCGAGCTCGTCGGGCTCGACATCCGCGGCCTCGGCCATCTCGCGGATCGCGGCCGGTGTGTCGTAGCCCGGGAACGTAACGAGACTCATCTCACGTCGGAGTTCGATCTCCATGAGCCGGCGGACCGGCCCGCTGTAGCCATCGGGCAGCTTCTCGCGCCCCCAGCCGGAGATCACCCGACCCATGCGGAAGGACAGCCCGCCGATGTCGCCTCGCTTCACGGCATCGCGGACGGGTCGCCCCCATTCGTTATCCGGCAGATCGGCCGAGGCGCGGACGCCCGTCTCGTCTTCCGTGAGCCGGAGCGTGCCAGCCCTGGTCCGGCCGAGCGGCAGGGTGCGCTCATCGTGCTGATAGTGCAGGACGATGTCGGGCGCCTCACTGATGGACTTGCGGAACGCACCGGGATGGATGACCTCCCGAAACCGCTGACCGCCGAGCCGGGCGAGCTGCGACCGCGACTCCGACTCCCCCGCGCCGAGATCGGACACCGACAGGAGGCGAGACGGCACGTTGTAAAGAGCCATCGGACCGGACATCGTCAGGTCATTCCCGCCCTCGTCCTCGATGACGAACCGGGTTTCTTCCCACATGTCGGATGAACGGACTTCGTATTCCATCAGGCTGCCTCCTGGGCCGCAGCCCCGCTTCCGAGTTGTTCCACCGGGACCATCTGCTGCTGCATATAGAGGTGATCGCCACCCTCGATGGGCGGCTTGTCTTCGTAGGCGCGGGCCTCGTTGGGTGTGATGAACCCACCACGGACACCCTCGCTGTGCGCCTGATAGCGGGCAAGCAGGTCCGTGCGGGCGATCCAGTCGAGGTTGAACCTCATCGATATGGTCGCCCGCTGGTCCGTGATCGATGCGGGCATCTGAAGCAGGCGGCTGTGCTGCCGCTCGAGCTTGGAAGTGAACTTCAGGACCGCGTCATCGCGGAACTGCGCCCGGTCCACGTACCGCGACGCATAGCTCGAAGCTCCCGGTTCTTGCGACCCAGCCATCCCCGGTGGGATCCCATAGGGCCGGCACAGGTCCTCGACGGAGAACTTGCGGGTCGCAAGCATCTGCGCCTGTTCGGGTGTCGGGGCCAGACCAGGCACGAACTTGGCCCCCCCGCCGAGGATCGCGATCGCATGCGACTTGCGTAGGCCCTGGTACTTGGTCTTGAGGTCGTCGCGAAGGTCCTCCTTCTGCTCCGGGGTCATCGCGCCCGGGACCTCGACGCCGAACGCGAGCGCAGCCCCCTGTCCGAAAAACCGACCTGCGAACTCCTCTGCGGCGATGGCCGACGCGATCCCGCGCCGCAATGCCTCCAGCGGGGAGATACCGCGGAGCATGCCCGGCAAGCGCAGCCACCAGCCGTGGAGGATGGTATCGGCCGTCCGGTCCGCGGCGACCACGTGCCCGCGTTCATCGCAGATGTCATACCGTCCGCCCGGCTTGACCACGACCCGGCGCGGGTCGAGTGGCGTCAGGACGATCGGCTCGAGCACGTGTGGGTAGACGTCGACAAAGTAGTTGCCATCGAGGAGCGTGGATGCCGTCAGGTCCGCGAAGTAGTCCCCGATCATGTAGTTCGGCTGTGTCGGATCGGGGAGCGACAACCAGCCGGGGCGGTCGTACTCGACGAATGAACTCGGGCCTATCTTGACGACGACCTCGGTCGGGGCGAGCGAGACGGCGTGCGTGATCAGATCCACACACCGCCATATCGTCGTCAACCCGAGCGCGGACGTGCGTGTGACCTCGACCCCCGCGGGGGTCGGTGCACCATAGTCCGGTCCATCGTCTGCCGTGAGCCATTCGGCGGCGCGTCGCGTCGACTCCAGCCTGCGCGCGAGGATGCCCATCATTGACTCCTGGTCGGTATGGCGAGCGCAAGGCCCGCGAGGATGCACATGGACCCGATGATCACGAGAGGGCCGATCGGTGATACATACGACGCGGCGACCGCGAGCAGGACGGTTCCTGCCAGCAGGAACGCACCCTCGAGTCCGACGCTGGACGCGATCGAGAGGATGACGGAACGGATGGCGGCAGCGGTACGCCTCACAGAGACATCCCCCAGACTTGAGGCACAACGTCAGCAGGCGCCATCGTCATAGCCGCCTCGTGGGCGAGCACGTCGGTCACTGCCGCGTCGATCCGGCCGCGGTCCTCGCCCTTGACGAGCACGTACCGGGTCCGGCCGTCCGCCTCGTCATCGCTCAGGCGCACCGAGCGCAGGTGGGCAGCCTTGACGTGGCGATCCGTGAGTGGGTCGCCATCGTGCGTGTGCGCACCTTCGCGCAGTGCGGTCAGCCAGCGGTCGACCGCCGGCGCGAAGCGGCGCGAGACGTTGGTGTCGAAGGCGATCACCCGATCCTCCCCGTACCGGGCCGCCCAGCCTTCGATCTCGCTGTACCACTTCGGGGTATCGCAGAACATCAAGCCGACGTCATAGCGAGCGAACGTCTCGGCCACGGCCTGGTGGACCTCCGTCCGGTCCACCATCCACTCGACCGCATCGGGGTGCGCCCGGAACCAGGCATCGAGATCCAGCCCACTCGGGCGCTCCCACGCACCGATGAGGAACGAGTAACCATCAGCGGTGCAGCCCCGAAGGACCGTTGCGTCCTGCGAGATCGAGCCGTCGAACCCGACGCCGATGCGTGTCCCCTCGGGGACCTCGACCGGGAGACGACGGAGGTCCCACAGCCTCGGGTCCACCGCGCGACCGGCGCCTGATGTCCGGACGTTGAAGAACAGCCGGAGCGAGTCGTCCCACGCGCTCGTCGGCTTGCGGATGTCGGCCACGAGACGCCGTGGATTGACCCATGGGACGTTCGTGTAGACGTGGCGCAGCTCGGACTCCAGGCGATCGTCCGACCATGATGGGTCGGGTGTCGTGGTCGGGCGCCGCGCATGGTGCAGGACGCCACGGGCCGGATGGTCCGGGTCACTCTGTTCGGCGACCGAACCCTGCCCGAGGATCGGGGCGTTCGTCGTCTCCATCGACCGCCCGTTCATCTTGGTCAGGTTGGCCCGGATGGTCGCGGCAAGGCGGGTCCCTCCGTTCCGCTTGGTCCACAGCCACGTCTCATCGAGGACGACGTAGACGGTCCGCTGCCCCGTCCGCGACCCACTCGACGCCGTGACGGGTTCGAGGACCGCCGCGGGATGGTCACGGTGATAGACCTTCGTCCGCCCGAGGTCCAGTCGCAGGTCATCCGCGATCTTCCCGCCACGCGCCGCGAGCATCCCATACATGGCGCCCCATGTGTTGTCGGTCTGGTCCTCCGAGACGGCCGCGATCTGGACCCACGGGATCGGTCGGCCAGCGCTGCCCCATGGGACCCCCACCGGCTCGCCCTCGGCATCCCAGCCATCGAAGCAGACCGGCCCCGCATACTGGGCGATCGCACCGGAACCGGCGTAGGGCGACTTCCCGAAGCCCTTGGCCTCCTCCTCGATGTCGGTCTGGTGGACGTACTCACCCGTGATCGGGTCCAGCTCGTAGAACTCGACGATCCGGCGGGCCTGCTCGTCGGTGTAGATGAGCGGCCGGGTCTCGTCCTGCGGCGAGGGCAGGAACGCATAGGTCCAGTCAAGCAGCGCCCAGCCCAGAGACGGGAACGGGCGCTGTTCGGTCGGCCCGCGCCAGCCTCGCCAGCCGCGGGCGGGCTTCCGGCGTGCAGGGGGCTCGGCGATCGTCATTCGCCGACGACCTTGAGGTGGGCGTAGTGACTGGCCGCGGCGGTCGGCTTGGCGGTCGCCTCCGGCGAGTCCTCGATGTCCCGCGTCCAGCGTCGATCCTGCTGCCCCTTGGGGGTGATGCCGTAGGTGTCCATGGCGAGCCGGAGCTCGGTGGCGCGGACGAACTCGCCGCGCTCGACCTGGTCATACAGGCGGATGAGCTGGCGCAGACCCGGCAAGTCGGTCGGTGTCCAGTGTGCCGCGACCCATGACTGCATCCACACCTGCCACGCATGGATCGATGCTGCCATCAGGCCATCGGGCGCGGGTGGGATCGGGCCGTGCCGCCATCCGATACCGGGGGTCGCCTGCCACTCGCCGCGCACGGGCGTGCGATTGGTCCGTCGGGTCGCGGCCCGCTTCGGCGCTGGTCCTCGACCGGCCATCAGCGGGGACCCCCAGACATCCCCAGACCTGCACAGAATGCGAGCGCAGTAGGCGCGGGTATAGCCGTGGCGCGGCGTCCGGTTTTCGACCCGCCCCCCTGCCCCCTGCGACGCCCGTTCTCCAGCCTCGCATGACACGATCGACACAGGACCGATCGCGTCGGGTGGTCGACGGTCAGGGCATCGGGCCGCCCGCACACCGAGCACCACGGCTGCGCTGCGCGGATGGCGCGCGACTCTGCCGGCCAGTCCCCACCATACAGCACCCGCCTCGCTGGTCGCGCGTTGCGTCGCGCATCCCACGCACGCTGGCATGGCGCGCACCGATGCACGCGAGGGGCAGGACGATACGGTCGCCCGCAGTCTGCGCACGCTCGCTGCATCAGTGCACCCATGCCCGTGGGACGACGAGCACTATCGGCTGCATGCCGAAGCGGCCATCGATCCACCAGCGCACGAGGAGGGCCGTCATGACGCCGGTGATACCTGGCTGCGGGTGATCAACCCGAGGACCACGGCCGTGAGCGCGAGGATGGCGGCGGTCTGCTCCTGCGACAGCGCGAGGCCGAAGCTCACGGCAAGGACGATGATGGCCTGCACAAGTGCTACGACCATGGCGGGCTCGCGGCCCCAGATGGTTCCCATGTGTCACTCCTCCATGTCGGGGATGTCGACCTCGGATACGGCCGGGTCGTCTTCGGGTGGCTCGGGTGCGATGCCGGCCTCGTCGGGGATGGCATCGGTCAGGTCGTCGGTCATCGGTACCTCGTGGGTCGGGTCGGCACGATGGCGTAGGTGTCCTGTCCGCCGATCGTCCGGTAGGACTCGTAGGCCGTCGTCCACTGCGCGAACGACAGGCGGTCATAGGGCGGCGTCTCGGGCCGCGCACCGCTGCCGTGATTGGGCTCGAAGCAGTAGGCGAGGTCGGGGTTGCGTGGGTCGGTCGCGTAGCCCATGAGGAGCGTCATGTGCCGACCGTCGAAGCCCGACA